AAATAGATAGATATTTTGATGTTAAGAAAATATTATTAAGAGAAGATTATACTGCAATAAATTTAAAACCATTATCAGCAGAAGTTAACTTTGATTTTAATAGTGCTAATTTCAAGTTAGAGAATTTGGAAGATTCATTAACTTGGGGATATAGTGGCGAAATTGAACAAATCTTGCAAAAGGTGGAAGAATGTACAGGATATGTTATAAATACTAAAGATTTTGCAGGTGTACTAATATATGATAATAGTGGAAATTTAGTTGGATATGAAAACAATTATTCTACGAATGTATTATACGATAGATATAGAATGAATTTTGAAAATAATATTGCCATGGAGTTTAAGTAATGTCATCTAGAGCATTTAAGAATTACATAAAATTCATAATGTCTGGTCATAAAATTGAAGACTATATAATAAAATATAAAATTGCTATAAATTATGATATGGCAATACACCAATTAGATGCTATAGAGGAATTGACTAATGTAAATGGTATAGTAAATAAAGATACATTCTATGATACTATACAAGATTTTAGTTTTTTGGATAATTCTAGAACAGTTGATGGGGTAAATTACGAAGAAGTATACAAATTAGATGGTAAATTGGCAGAAAATATGAATTTATCCAATGATTTAAACTTTGAATTGGATGAAACTGTAGAAAAGATATTAAATGTACCAATATTAGTTAAATCAAAATTTGTTAATGATGGATATAAACGAGGAAGACTAGGTAGAATAATAAGTGCGAAGTTTAATCCAAAAATAAGTTTAAATTACAATAAAGATATATACGATACTGCACACTTATATATAGATGAAGAATATCCTAATGGTAAGCGTAACTTTTTACAATTACCTATGTATGAGCAAGAAGAATGTAAATATTCAAGTATGTCTTATAAATATACATTTGGGGTATTAGTATATTTGGAAAAAGACGATGAGGTATGTCCAATATGTTATAGTCAATCTAGAATACCACATATTATATTAGACAATTTTAGAATAATGTGGGATGGTGCTGGTATTATAACAATGGAGTCAGAACTATGAGTATACAAGACATTTTTGGATATGTAACTGGGGCAGAAGAATTGGAATGGTATTGTCCTCCACATTCTAACGATGGATATGGTTCAAGTGGAAATGATTTATGTCAAGATGAAGTAGAAAATCCTAATACTGATTCAATAACCGATGAAGAATTAGGAGCATATACACTAAAAATGCGATATTATCCTGTCACATTTAATACTAGTTACGATAAGGTATTAGGAGAAGACCAATTACAATTTATAGAGAGAAGATTTAATTTTAAGGGATATACGAATACAATACCTTCATATTTCCCTAATAAATACCAAATACAAGGAATAATGGGAGAAGACACCATACAAGTCAATGTTGGTAAAAACTCTTTCCAATATTTCTCAACTTACGGATGGACTGAAAATGATAAAGAAGTAAACACACCAGAAGTCTATGAAGGTATGATTCCTAGAATTGGTGATGTTATATATCTTGAAGCAAATGATACATTCTATGAAGTGTTTGATGTTAATTACTATAACCAAGCATTTAATCAAAGAGTACATTCATTTACTTTGACATTAAGATACTACACCGATAATAAATACACTATCTCTGCTGAAGCACCTATGTTTAGTGGAGATACAAGTGACCCAATATATAAGGTCGCACAAAGTTATGTTAGAAATCAAGAACCATTTACTGATTATTTAAAGATGAATGACCAAATAATAAATGCCACAGCAAACTCTAGCTACTATTTTCCTGCTAGTGTACACGATGGACAAAATGATGGTAAGTCAGAATTAAATCCTTTCTTTGATTTTTAGTATTTTTGTTCACAATTTTTTCTAATTTTAACTATATTATAAATAAGTTCAAAACTTAAAGGAAAATAATTATATGAGTATGAGTAAAAGTGAAATGATTCCAACCCAAGAAAACACCCTAGACAATACCGCTTATATGGATTTTGTCATTCAACAAATCAAGTCTTATGTTGATTACAGAACCAAGTTGGTAAAGTCAAAGAATCCTGCAGACTTGGTAAAGATTGATAAGAAGGCTACCCCTGAAGAAAAGGCACAAGCTGAAATTGCAATCAAGCAAGAAGAAGCATACCAAGCAGGTTATCTAAAGGCATTGGAAGATTTTGATATTTTCAAGAATTCTTTTGGAACTATCTAATCTAACATATCACCAAGACTTTGAAGAAAAAGACTTATATTCTTCTATAATACCGAATGGGTTATATTCTTAATAAGTCATTTTAACCGCACACATTATGGTGCAAAGGAAACAATAATATGTCATATACACAATTTGTGATTGACTTTGATAATATGCTCAAGAACTTTGAAAACACTTTCGCAGGTTTTCCATCATTGTCGGGATTCAATAGCAATAAGATTCTTGAGAAGGTTTATGTCCCTAATATTCCATTTGATTTGTACACAACCGATAAGGAATGCACAATCAACGTAGCAATCCCTGGAAAGACTAAGGACAAGGTTTCTATTACCTCTGAAAGAATTAGTGGAGTAAATTATCTAAAGATTCATGTTGAAGAAAATGAAAGTTCTAAAGATGAAAACACCAAGATAATTGAAAAGAAGATTAAGGACATTAGTGGTGATATTACTATCAAGATTGGTGATTCTTGGAAGTTAAAGGAACTTTCTGCTAGTGTTGAAAATGGTCTTTTGACTATCACAATACCAAAGAAAACTGAAGAAGAAATTAAGTCTGCAATAAAGACATACGAAATTAAGTAGTTTCTTTCACGAATACTATGTGACCACATAAGAATAAAATCTTGTGTGGTCTTTTTTCTTAACAAGAAAAAACAATTTTATGTAATTTTATATATAGTTTACTATATTTAAATCGTATGGAAGAATTAAAAGCATATAAATCAATATATTATAATCATAGAAGTAAGAATTTTAAGGTTAAATTTGTTGATTCTACTGATTTCGTAGATGTAGAATTTAAAGATTTCTTTTATGTTCAAGATAATTCTGGTAAGTACAATGAATATCATGACATTTATGGAAATTCATTTAGAAAAATCTATGTAGAAAATAAAGATACCATAGAAAATTATAAGCGTAGGGGTGATATTGTTGCTGAAACAGATATTAAACCTATTATTAAGTTCCTATCATATAAGTTTGGTCATACACAATTTATTGCTGAACCAGAGAAGTTTAGACAAGCCTTTATGGATATTGAAACTGACTGTATTAAGGCAGTGAACTTTGACCCTAAATTTATGGTAGAGATTAGAAAAGATGCCAATAGTGAACCATTTAAGGTAACTATTAAGGAATATGAAAGAGTGTACGATAAGCAACACTATCATATTAAGCATTTTGATTTGGACATTTGGTATGAAGATTATAAGGATTCTTGTTATATTACAAATGAATTCCCATATTCTTATTATGCAAAATATCCAGTAAATGCTATTGGTACATATTCTACTATTGATGATTCTATGCACATCTTTACTACCTTGGATTATACAGGTAAGTATTTAAGAGATTTGACACCAGAAGAAATTGATGAAGTAACTGAAGGTGGAAAGTATAAGAGATGGACAAAGAAGATTGAATATCACCATTGTAACGATGAAGCAGAACTATTGAGTGAATACATCCATTGGTTCGTAAGACAAAAGTTTGATATACTTATTGACTGGAATGGTGATGATTTCGATATTCCTTATCTTTGTAATAGAACTCAAATCCTAGAAGAAGAAGGAAAGATTCGTGAAGGTACTTGGTTAAAGTTTTCTCCATTCAATAAGATTAATGCAAAAGATAGAAATGAATATGCAGAAGAAAAGTTTGATGATGATTTAGATGAACTTTTTGAAAAGGACGAAGATGAAGAAGAAGAATATACCTCTACTATGTGGAAAAAGAGAGGTAAGTTCTACGAAATTGAAGGTCTAAATCACATGGACTATATGGTTGCTTATAAGACTTATTGGAGTTTGAACCATAAAGCAACCTTGGAAAGTGCATCCTTGAATAATTGTGCTGCTATTGAAGGAGTAGGACACAAAGATGACCTAGAAGGACAAGTTACATCCATTCATAGAACTGATGGTAATAGATTTATTGACTATTTGATTCAAGACTGTTACCTAGTACATTTGATTGATGAAAAGTGTAAGTATATTCAATTTAACATTCAATATGCATACGATTCTCTAGTAACATTGGATATGGTGTACTCAATGGTTATTACTACTGAAGGTTATATGTTTAGAGACCTTCATAATAAGAATATGGTAGTACACGATGTTAAGCCAATGAGTGAGCAGGTTGACTGGTGGAGAGATAGGAAGTATTATATCGTAAAGAATCCTGATGGTACAATAACTTATCAAAATTGTAAAACCGATAAGAATATGACCTCATTCCCACCATTTGATATTAAGGCTGGATTTTGTTTTGCTAGAGCAGGCATTTATAAGTGGGTAATTAGTGGTGATATTACATCTTCATATCCTCACCAAATTATGATGTACAATATGAGTCCTGAAACTCTTGTATGTGACCCACCAAGAAGACAAATTGAAGAAGAAGATTTGATTCCTTCTGAAATTTCACACGTTTATTTCAAGAGAACTGAAAATGCGGTTCTACCTACAACTATTGCTACCTTGTTCGCTGAAAGAAAGGAATATAAGAAGAAAGAAAAGAATGCTACAAATGACATTGAAAAGTATTTCTTCCACGGTAGACAAATGGGTAAAAAGAGAGCAATTAACTCAATGTATGGTGTATGTTTGTATAAGACATTCCATTTCTATTCTATTGACCTTGCTCGTTCTATTACTAGATGTGCTAGACACTGCATTAGATATTTGATTGAAAAGACTAACCAATATTATATTTCTACACAATTTATCCAAGATATTAAGGATAATCTACCAAATATGTGGGTAACTTTCACTGATGGTTCTAGATATGTTTATAGAGATACACACGAAGTAACAGCTAGAATTGAAGATGAAGTCGCACAAGTAGAAATTGGTCAAATGATTGAAGGTGTTGAAATAATGGTCCCAACTAGAATTGGTACTTTCAAGAAGTTTGACTGGAATGAATATGATATGGTTTACAAGACTATCGCAAAGATTGAATATATTGACTTTGATAAGGTAGAACATCTTGTAAGTGAATGTGTAGTACAAAGTGATACTGACTCATCTTATTGTTGCTTTGATGAAATGATGGAATTGTTCTATAATGAAGTTTCAACAAAGGATGTGATAAATGGTTCTAGAATTATTATACCTTTCAAGAATATGATTGAAAAGTATTGGGTAAAGGTATTGCAAGAAAAGGCCGATGTACACCACCAAAAGCAAATGATTAACTTTGAATGTGAAAATATGTTCAACTCATTCTTCTCATTTGGTAAGAAGATGTATGTAGGTGGAGTAATTTATAAGGAAGGTGAATTCTACTTTGAGCCAGGAAAAGAATATCACAAGATTACTGGTATTCCTATTACAAGAAGTGATATGCCAGACTTTTGTAAGAAAGCATCTGAAAATATTGTATTTGATATTGCTGGTGGTTTGTCTAAAGAAGATACTTATGAAAAATTTAGACAAGTTTATAGTCAATTCCAAAATGCAACTATTGAAGATATTTCAGGTAAGAAGTCAGTATCGGAATATACAAAGTTCTTTACCAAACCAATTAAGCATTATCTAACAAATGGTCTACCAAAACTTGACCATAGTGGAGTAATCTTTGGTGCTAAATGTTCTTTCTATTACAATTTCGTGATGGCAAAGTATAAACTACCACTAACTCCTATTGGTAATGGTACAAGATTTAAGTATATATATGTAAAAGAAAACAATCTATTGAGATGTAAGGCAATCGCATATATTGGTAACTATCCACAATTCTTCCATAAACTATTTGAGATAGATAAGGAAACAATGTTTAGAAAGGGATTCTTACCAATTTTCCAGAGAATGGCTGCAATCTTAAAATGGATTCCAAAAAAGGATGTACCAATTATATTCTTAAAGGATGATGAATTGGAAGACCTTTTTGAATAAATTAAACTATATTTGTTGTGCCTAAATTAGAGAGAGTTTACCAATTCTCCTAAGCACAAGGCACAAATTATTAAAAGGAAAAATAAAAATGAAAATAATATTCGAAGGCACAGCGAAATCTAAAGGTACGCAAGTGTTTAATACAATCACTGAAGATATGTTGTTAAACCCAGCTCTAGCAAATCAACAATTAAGTAAAGTTAATTTGAAGGTTGAAAGAGTAGAAGAAGTAAATGGCGAAAAAATCGTTTACATTAGTGAATCAAAATCTAACATTCTATTGGGGTAATAATATATGGCAAAAGCATTTGACATTGTAAAAGGTAAAGATGGTAAGCAAATTAGAAATTTCTTACCAGTAGCAAGAGAACCAGAATATCTATCCACTGGTGTAATGATTCTAAATCTATGTTTCTCTGGTAATCCTCTAGGTGGCATTAAGAAAGGAATTGTTAGCCAAATTTCAGCAGATTCTTCGCTGGGTAAATCTATAATTGGTTTGCTATTGTTGAAGGAAGCCATAAGAAAAGGTATGGATGCGTTTGTAATAGACACTGAAAGAACCTTTGATTATAGAACTGCAGAAGCTATGGGTATTGATACAGAAAACTTACCAATTCTTCAAACATCCAATATTGCTGAAATTGAACACATTTTGGAAACAATGAAAGACAATAAGACAAGAGAAGAATGCTATAATACTTTCTGTCTATTTGATTCTTGGGGAACTTTGCTATCACCAGATAATATGGGACACGCTTTAGCAAATAAAGAAACAAAAGTTATGTCACTACCAGTTTGGAAGAATGAACTTGCAAACTTATTACACGAAACTGGTATCACAACATTTGTAGTTAACCATATTGTAACAAACACTGGTGGATTTGGAGACCCAACATCCGTAGCAGGTGGTAAGAGACTTTATTACATTTCTAATGGTATCGTTATGTGTAATGGTACTGGTAGTAAGTATAAGGTTGGTGATGAAATCCTTGGTAAGATAGTACAATGTTGTGTTAAGAAGGGTAGAGATGCCGTAGAATTTGTGAAGGCAGAATATATGATTTCACACTATGGTGGTTTGAATCCTTTCTATGGTTTGCTAGATGATGCAGTTGGTTGTGGATTAATAACATCACCATCAGCTGGATATTATACTAGACCAGACTATGATACTGACGGAAAGAAATATAGAGAAAAGGATTTATATACTATGGAAAATGGTATAGAATTCTGGAAGCCTATATTGAAGGATGAAGTATTCCTAGATTTCTGTAAGAAAAAGTATACATTCGTTGATAGAGAGTTCTTCACAAAAGAAAATGATGTTAACGCAATATTTGACCTTTAATATATAGATGAGGTTGGGATGAATAGTCCCTTCCTCTATTTTTTAAATTTAATGAAGTTTGGTAATACACAACTTTTGAAAAATTTTATTATATTTGTGTTTGAATTATGGAAAACGAACAAGATTTTGATATTGCTGAACTGTTGATTAAGATTATCCTTAGCGAAAATACCATTAGGGGTACAATTTTACCTCATTTGGATTTGTCTTGGTTTAGTCTAGAACGAGAAGAAGTTGTAAAGGTTATTGAAAGTGTTATAGAATTTAATGGAAAATATTCTAAACCACCTACAGCTAGAGAATTATTTGTAAAGTTTAGAGGTGATGAAAGTGTCACTAAACTTTTGGATAAATGTATTAATATTCCAGACGAAGAAGTAATAAATTCCGATTTTATATTGGAAGTTGTTAAGGATTTTGTCAAGAGAAAAAGAACTTATAATGTCCTTGAAGATATTAGAGAACAAGTTGTAAATGAAGGAAAACCCATTGATGTATCACTACAAGCAGAACAACTTGTTGATATTAATGGTTTCTCTTTTGATACAAATTTGGGTCTAGATTTTCTATCGGCCGCTGAAGAAATTTATGATAATTATACCATTAGTGAAAAGGTGTATTCTACTGGTATTCCTACATTGGATAAACTATTGAATGGTGGTTTACCCAGTAAGGCATTAACACTACTTGCTGCTGGTACTAATGTTGGTAAGACTATGCTTATGCAGGCTATTGCTTTAAATCTAGTTAAGCAAGGTTTTCATGTTTTGTATATCTCATTTGAAGATGATGAAACAAAGATGGCAAGAAGATTGACTCAAAATATGCTAGGATTAACACAAGAACAAATTAAACTTATGGAGAGAGATAAGTTTATTAAGTTGTTCAATGAATGTGCTACAAAAATGTCTAGTCATCTAATTGTTAAGGAATTCCCTGATGCTTCTTGTAGTCCTATGCAAGCAAAATTCTTCATTAAGGAATTGATTGAGAAGAAGAAATTCACACCTCAAATTGTGTTCTTTGACTATATTGGATGTATGATTCCAAATGGTAGAGTTGCTTCTAATTTGAATGAAAATAGTATTATGAAATTGGTTACTGGTCAAGTTAGAGGTGTTGGTATGGAAATGGATATGGCATTCGTCTCTGGTGTTCAGTTGAATAGAGAGGGTAACAAATCCAATGACCCAAAGATTACTGACGTGGCAGATTCATTCGCTATGCAACAAAAGTCTGACTGTACTATCGTAGCATCACAATTAGAAACTGATATTGAGAGTGGTATTATTACCCTAAAGACTATCAAGACTAGATATGGTGCAAATAAGGGTATGTATGGACAAGTAAGAGCAATTACAGAATTACAGCAAATCGTTGAAGTAGATACAAATATAGCAAGACCAACATTCTCATTTAGTGGTGGTTCTACTGAGACAAAGGTAGAAGAACCAAAGCAAACTGATAATGCTTGGATTGAAGGTGATATATCAAAGAAGAATAAAACTATGAGTAATGATTGGAGTTAATTATGGATAACGAGATATTAGAAAGTTTAGATAGTGGGACAAATACCATAGATGATGAAGGTAGAGAATCCCTCAATGCTAAAATTTATGAAGAATTAAAGAAAGAAGGATTTGACTTTGAAGATGTTTACGATGGTGAAATAGAAGAAGTCAATGAAGAAGATTACGAAGACAAAGATAAGTATTTGGAAGACATTAGAAAGAAGCAAATGTATATAAAAATGCCTAAATTCTTGGTTCGTATTCTTGAAAATGATACTAACACATGTTCAAAATTCAATGAAGTGCTTAGAAAACTACATAGATTTAAGAACATTTCAATTTATGATGTTATTATGCTATTAGAAGAAGAATGGTTTGAATTTTATAATCCAAAGCATCCATTCTATGTACAAATTGAAGAACTACTTGATGACCTAAACTTTGCCTTATTACAAGCTGCAGCAAAAGAACAGTTTGGATTGGCAAAAAATATAGATAACGATTACGATGAATTTTTAGACTAAACTATGAATCAAATAGATATTAAGAAATCATATATCATATTGAATAAATTGAAGAAGGATTTAACAAAAAAATGTCCTAAATTCAATTATCCATATACTTGTAACCCAGATGACATTATTAGGGTAGATTCAAATAATTTGAGAACCCAATATGCTTTACACGATGTAGAAAAGATTTTTAATTTTTTGGATTTACATAGATGGGATATGAATGATTTAATCCTAGCTATTACATCCATTTACATTAAAAGGGGTTGCGAATGGTTATCTATATCAAACAAAAACTTTATGGAAGAAATTAAAAATGAGTTGATTCATCATTTAAATTTGACTTGTATAAATAAAGAACTAAAGGAATTGGAAGGAATATTTAATGCTAGAGATACTATTGACGATTTTATTGACGATGATTCTTGCAATATTTTTGTCACCAATGAAAATCAAGAAAATGGACTCTTATCCCTTGTTAAAGAAGGTAAATATTCCTACATTTCTTTTTGTGAATGTATGAAACAAGGTGCTTTTACTATAAATTCAAAAAAAGTAAAAGACAAAGTTTTGAAATTCATTTTGGAATTAAATAAATCCATAAACCAGATAAAAATAAAAAGTTAAGCAAAAAAAGGAAAATATATTATGGCATTTACTAGAGATTACTCAGCAATGTTTACAAAGATTCAAGAAAACCAAGTTAAGAATAAGGAATACGCAGAAAAGAAGAATAAGCCCAAGAAGAATTTTAATATTGAGGGTGAATTCAAGCCAAAGTATGATAGCAATGGTGAAGCTGTCATTGATTTGAGATTCCTTCCTTCCGTAGCAACCGAAGCTATGCCTTATGTGGAGTCTTGGGAACATTTCTTTGAAAATGGTCCTACCGCAAAGCAGAAGTTTTGGTCTTGTAAGTGTAGAGGTATTCTAGGCGCTGGTTCAAATGAATGTCCAGTATGTAAGGAAAATCGTAGAATTTATAAGCACTTTGAAGGTGATAAGGCTAAGGGTAAGAAGGAAGCACAATCTTATACCCATAGTGTTAAGAAGAATTACTATTCCAATGTTTATATTATGCAGAACGATAATGACCCTGAAACTGAAGGTAGAGTATTCGTTCTAAAGTATGGTAAGCAGATTTTTGATATGATTAACGAACTTTCCGAAGCTACAAGCAATAAGGAAGTTGGTATTATGCCTGCCGTTAACGCATTTGATGTTTCTCGTTCCGTTACTTTCCATTGGGTCATTAAGAAGGATGCTATGGGAAGACCTAAGTTTGATGGTTCTAAGTTCTATAGAGCAGAAAAGATGGTTACACCTCTATGCGATAAGAATGATAGAATCCTAACTGAATCCGAACTAGAAGACATTGAAAAGGCACTACATCCTCTTGAACCACTAGTACCAAAGCTAGAAGAAATTCCATCTTATGACAATATCGTGAAGTGGCATAATCTACAATGTGGTACTCAATTTGGTTGGTATGAAGATGATGAAGTCCACGAAGATGAAGTTGTAAAGGGACCAGATGGTAAGTTTGACCTTCTAAAGAATATCTTGGCTAGTGGTAATACACCTGTCCAAACTCCAACCTTTACTCCACAGCCAACCCCAGAACCAAGTTTTACTAACACCACTATCAATAATGACACAAAGAAGTCTATTGATGAAATGGTAAGTAATGCTTATGCTTCTTCTAACGCTGTCGCAGGTATTGTTGGTGGTGATGATGAAGATGAGGATGAAGATGAAACTCCAGCACCATCTCCAAAGACACAATCTACCGAAGGAATGTCTGAAAAGCAAAAGGCATTCTGGGAAAAGTTTGGAAAGATGAAAAAGTAAACATTAAGTAAATATCATTTTACAATATCCCCTCTTGATTTTTCTTGAGGGGTTTTTTATTTTTGTTTTTGTATGATTAGTATTATCAACACACATAAATGGAATATCCAATGTCCTTGTGAGCAATTAAGTAAGTCTCTCAATGACAAATTTGCTCTATTTAGTAAGGATAGATTCGCTTTGATGGTTTTAGATTCGGAAGATTCTAAAAGTGTTGGGGCTATTGCTACCTTCTCGTTCAATTCTTATATGGGAGCAGGTCTAAACAAAAGAATTGATATAAGTGATTCAGTAAAATACGATAAAGATAAGAAACTCATTATTTTTGAAAGTAATGAAGATGCGTTTTATATGCAACACGAATTGAATCATTTTGTACATTTGTGTGTTGACAAGGGTAAGTTTATTCATCCAAATATGAAAGGTAAAGTTTTTGATACCAAATCTTTTAGAAATGGTGTAGAAAATAATACTTTTGTTGAAGGTATTAAAAATTGGAAAAA